AGGAGTAGACAGATTGTAAATGGTTCAAATTTTTTTTCCATCTACTAAAACATCGCTATGTGTTTCTATAACTACTCTAGCTCCACAACTTAGTATTGGTTTATTATTTCCTCCATATAATACTTTTGATTCACCAAGAATAGTTACTTCGTGTCCGTAGATATTTTGTTTACTTGTTTTGACTGTTATAACAGGTTCATTTAAATTATTTTTTAAATTACTTCTTATTTTATGTTGATTTATATGTATATATTTTTTTGTCATTTCTGCTTACCCTCCCAAAAATAAACAGCTAAACCTAAGATCATATAAATTAAAACTATTTCCATTTTTTTTCTCCTTATTATCTTATTTATATAGTATTTTAGATGTGATGTCAACACAATATTTACTTTTTTTTTATTAAGAGTACAATTAAATAACCAAGACAATATAAACTAGATATAGACTGGCTTGGCAGACACCCTAGAGGACTATATCTTTTAACTAGGAGAAAAAATGGCAGGAGTACATTTTACAGGACCTATTCTTTTCGCAGGAAAAAATAACGAAAAGAAATGGTTTGAAAACTTACCGATTGATAAAAACCCAGATTATGTAGTTTATTTCGATGACTTTGATAGAATTGGATTTGATTCTAATACAGGTCACAGATGGACTGTCGTAAAAGATTCAGGTGCATCTGTAGCTATTGCAGCGGATCAACTTAATGGTTTAGTCAATCTTAATTCAACAGCAACCACAGATAACGATGGTGCTTCGATTCAGAAAAATGAAATCTTTCAAGTACAAGCTAACAAAGATCTTTGGTTTGAAACTAAAGTTAGAACATCTGATGTAACTGACACCGATCTATGTTTTGGTTTTACTATTAATTTTGCAACCAATCCTGAAGCTATGCTTACAGCAACGGACAGAATTGTATTTCAAAAAGACGATGGTGATGCATCAATTCTTTGTAAAACAGAAAAGGATGGTACAGAAACATCAACAGATTCTGGCATTGACATGGAAAACGATACAGATGTTACATTAAGTATTCGTTGTCAAAGCACAGGTAAAGTTGATTTTTTTGTAAACAGAAAATTAGTTGCAACACACACAGATAATATTCCAAGTGATGAAATTTTAACGATAGCAGCAATGTCTTTATCAGGTAACGCTACTGGCACTAAAGTTACGTCAATTGATTATATGTTTGCTGCGTCAGACAGATAGGAGTAAATCATGAACTCTGATGTAGGTGCAAAAACATTAACATCGACAGGCACAATTCAGTCTGGTAGAACTAGATTATTGTCCATTTACTATGTTGGTCATGCAAGTGCAGGAACTCTAACGTTTAAAGATGGAGGAGCAAGTGGTACACAAAAACTTGTAATCACAACTCCAGCTAGTAGTGCTGCTGATCAATATCAAGTGGACATACCTTTAGATGGTATTTTGTTCAAAACAGACATGCATTTGACAATTTCAAATGTAACCTCTGTGACTGTTTTTGTTACACCAATAACTGCCGACACCGATAATGGATAGTTATTACGAAGACTTGGATTTGTTTGGTCTAAAAGAGGGAGGCATGCCTTCTCGCAATAAAAAAAATTTTAGACCAACAAAATCTGGTGCAGGAATGACTGAAGCTGGTGTCAGAGCTTACAGGCGTAAAAATCCTGGTTCAAAGCTACAAACGGCTGTTACTGGTAAAGTAAAAAAAGGCAGTAAAGATGCTAAACGCAGAAAGTCGTTTTGTGCACGAAGTGCAGGACAGGCTAGAATGCATAATATTAATTGTAAAAAAACGCCAAACAAAAGAATTTGTCAGGCAAGAAGGAGATGGAAATGTTAGAAAAAATCAAAATTTACAAAGATATGATAAAAGACTTGTATGTTACTAATAAAGATCTTATAGTGATTGTGTTATGTGGTTTACTACTTATATCCTGGATGCTTTAATAACCTTAATTTTATTCATAGGTTTTATATTTTTTTTTTCAATATGGGGTGTTTGGACAATAATTTCTTATCCAATCAATAAGTTATATGAATTTAACAAAAAACTTTTCTTTAGCAGAACTAACAAAGTCACAAACAGCAACAAGGTTAGGTTTTGAAAATAAACCAAATCAAATGCAAGTTTTAGCTTTGACTAAACTTTGTGAAAATGTTCTTCAGCCAATTCGTAATAAATTTGAAAAGCCAGTATTTATATCATCAGGATTTAGGTCAGCTCGTCTGAGTGAGGCTATAGGTTCTTCAAGTAAATCTCAACATTGTAAAGGTGAAGCAGCAGATATTGAAATATTTGGTTTAGATAATAAAATTCTTGCAAGTTGGATAAATAATAATATTAAATATGATCAATTAATTCTTGAGTTTTACAAACCATCAGATCCACAAAGTGGCTGGGTTCATGTTTCATACACGGACAATTGTCGCAAACAGTTTTTAAAAGCTTATAAAGATGCAAAAGGAAAGACGAGGTATATACCATGGCAATAACAAGATCGCAAATGAAAAAACAAATCACCAATAGTCTGCAAAAACGTAAATTTGCAAAGACTAGAAAGAATAAAAAAAAAGTGATAACATAATGAAAGATGATATAATAAATGCTTTGGTAAAAGTTTATGAAGCAAATATTGAAAAGGCAAATGCAACCATAAAAATTTATCTAGAAAACGCTGTTGGAATAGGTGAACATCCTAATATAATAGATGAAATAGATAAACAAGTAGATATTGTATCAAGTAATGAACATAAAATTGATATTATAAGGAGTTTCAAATGACCAAATTATGTGAAAGAGGAAAAAAAGCAGCTAAAGCTAAATTTAAGGTCTATCCAAGTGCTTATGCAAATGCCTATGCATCAAAAATCTGTGCAGGTAAAATTAAAGACCCAAGTGGTGTAAAACGAAAAGATTTTAAAGGACCTAAACCTGCTAAAAAAGGAATTTTTGCTGAAACAAATTATGAATTTAATGTTGGGGGTCATGCTGTTATGGGTTCGCCAGTAAGCGTTGATGTTGATGGTGATACAATAACAAACCCCTCTGCGTCTAACTATTATAAAGATTTAATGTAATGGGATTAAAAAAGTGGTTCTCACAAAATTGGGTTGATATTGGTTCAAAGAAAGCAGACGGAACATTTGCCAAATGTGGTCGTAGTAAATTAAAAGCTGATAAAAAAAGAAAATATCCAAAATGTGTTCCTTTAGCAAAAGCACGAAGAATGTCTGAATCACAAAGGAGAAGTGCAGTAAAGAGAAAAAGAGCAAAAGCTCAAGGTGTGGGAGGTAAACCTACAAATGTAAAAACTTTTGCAGATAATGGTAAATTTATAGTTAAACCAAGAAAAAAATTTTCTTTAAAACCTAAATTTGATTTTAGTGAAGTTAATTTAGGAGATGTAAAGCAAAGTTTTAAACGACCTGCTGTTGAATTAAAAACAAAAAATAAAAAATTACCTGATGTTTCTGTTGAACTGTTTAAAGAATATACAGATGTTAAAACACCTTTTTATGAAGACAAAAAACAATCTAAAGGAGTTGTTGGTAAAATTGGAGGAAAATATGGTAGAGTACGAGGGCAGATTGCTAAAGATAATAAGACAGGAAAAATTTCAAGGCAACTAAGTATTGAAGGTAGTTTTGATTTTGCAAAGGGAGGGTTTGCAAAGAACTATTATAAGGATATACTTTAATTATGAAAAATTCACTTAAAAATCCAGATAAAGCTGACCTTGATGGAGATGGGGTTCTTACGAGCTATGAAGAAAAAAGAGGAAGAGCTATTGAAACAGCTATGAGTAATCAGATAAAAAAAAAGAAGTTTGGTGGTTTAGCAATTCAAGGTGTAAAAGATCCAACTAAAATTCATAGAAGTTAAGGTGATTTATGGCAACTTCAGATTCAACTACTTTTGATCTCAACATCGATGATATCATTCAAGAAGCCTATGAAAGATGTGGTAAACGCACAAACAGCGGGTATGATTTAAAATCTGCAAGAAGAAGTTTAAATATTCTTTTCAGCGAATGGGGAAACCGAGGAGTACACTTGTGGAAAGTAGAACTAAAAGAACAACTACTGACAAACGGGACAGCCACTTACACAGCACCAACAAATGCAAACGACATTCTAGAGGCGTATATTAGCACCACAACAGG